TTTGGTGTATTTTATGGCAATGCAGGTGGTATAGGTGCCTTGTATGCAGGTACAAGTACATACACCGCACTACCAACCACTGTGCTGCAAATGACAGCAGATGTAGACTCATATGGTCAGGTAAATTTCCAGAATCGCAACAGTGGAACAAGTGCATCAACCGACTATGTGGCCACAGCAGACAACGGTGATGACAATGACGGTTACATTAACTTAGGAATTAACTCAAGTACATTTGCAGATCCTGATTTTCCAGGTTATTATCCCAATGATGGTTATTTGATCATGCATGGTATTGAACCTGCTACTGGTAACTTGAATATTCATTCGCACAACACCGGATCAATAATTAAATTTATTGTAGGCTCATTTGGTGACGGCAATATTAGAGCCACAGTCACTAACACAGGATTTAGAGTCAATACCGCAACTGCCAGTAGTTCGACCACGTCAGGTGCTTTATTGGTAGATGGTGGCACCGGCATTGTGGGTAATATCAATGTGGGACTGGGTGCAGCATTTAATAGATCTAAAACTGCAAATTATGATTTTGTAGTTAAAGGTGTCACAGATGAAACGCTGATTTGGGCCAGACCTGGATCTGCCTACGATAGTGTTGTTGTAGGAAATTCAGCAACTACCAGTACATTAGTCAATGGTGCTAAATTAATTGTAAATTCCACAGACAGTGTTTTGATACCGGTAGGTAGTACTGCACAAAGACCAGGCAGCTCAGGCGGTACAGATACAGCTGGTATGATTCGATTCAATACCAGCAACGCACAGTTAGAATTTTATAATGGATCCAGCTGGACTAATACAGGTACCAGCTTCACAGTGATTGCATCAGAAACTTTTGATGGTGATGACAACACCACCATATTCACCTTAGGTGCAGCAGCTACCACTCAAAGCGTGATTGTAAGTTTGAACGGTGTTTTACAGATACCAACCACAGCCTATTCAGTTAGTGGAACAACTCTTACGTTTACACAAGCTCCGGCCACCGGTGACAAGATTGAAGTGCGTAGACTTACAACCACTGCCACGGTATCTACATTGGAGTCCAGCAATGGCTATGTGTCTTTTGTAAGCACAAACACATTTGCCAACATCAATGCAGGATCAGGTGCAGCTACTACCAGAATGAGTTTCAACACCACAGGCAATGTGAGTGTGACTGCCAATGTACAACCAAGTGCCAATGTCACATATGATTTGGGTAATGTCAACAGTTGGTGGAAGAGAATTTTTGTTAACAGTACTGTGACCGGCGGCGCCGATATTGCAGAAAACTATCTTGCCGATGCTGTGTACAATCCTGGAACAGTGGTCGAGTTCGGCGGCGAAGCTGAAGTGACAGTGTCAATGACAGAAGGCAGCACCAGAATTGCCGGCGTTATCACGTCAGATCCTGGACATGTAATGAATGGCGGATTGCGAGGTAGTTCAGTGGCAAGCGTGGCACTGCTGGGTCGTGTACCAGTAAATGTGATTGGGCCTGTATACAAAGGTGACATGTTGATCAGTGCCGGATACGGATTTGCTCGAGCTTGTGCTTCACCAGTGATGGGATCAGTTATAGGCAAAGCATTGGCCAACTTCGAAGGCGAAAAAGGTTCAGTGGAAGTTGTAGTTGGTAGGTCTTAATCGGGTAACACGCAATGCCAATTACAAAACCAAGACTTAGTACCAACATTAACACTGATGTAGGAACTTTCACAGATCCAATATTGGTGTTGCATCAAGGCGCCACATCTGCAGATGTTGATGTTGGTTTCTTGATGAACCGTTCAAACGGTTTAACTGCCAACGCTGCTGTTGTTTGGCAAGAAAGTTCAAAAAGTTTTGTTCATATTCTTACAAACAGTAGTGGTGCAGCAGATGCCAATCTTGTTGTACAAAGTTATGCCAACGTTTCAGTTGGCAATGTTCTATTAATTAACAATGCTGGTATCTATGTAGACGGAACAATAGGTAGTCCAGGACAAGTTCTGGCCAGTGATGGATCTAAAACATTCTGGGCAGCACCTGGCGGCTTTACTGGCGGTACAGTACCAAATCCTTCAGTGTTTCAAAGCAACGTAGTTTTTTCAAGTACAACAAATAGTACAAACAGTACCACTGGGGCTGTTGTGGTATTAGGTGGGGTAGGCATTAACGGCAACGTTACGTTTGCTGGCAATAGCACTCATGCCGGAAAATTTATTGTTAACGAAGCAACAAATTCTGAACCATATATTATGGGATCTGGGGCATTCCATGTAGCTGGTGGAATGAGCATTGGTAAAGATTTTTGGATTGGTGGTAATCTATATGTAGCAAATGTTATTTCACAAACCTCTACTATAATTCAAGTAAATGATCCTTTAGTTTATCTGAAAGGTAATAATAATCCTTACAATTATGATATTGGTGTATTCAGCGATTTTACCGGTGGCAGTTACGGTCTAAATCAATATACTGGTGCTGTAAGAAGTTATCAAACAAATGAATGGGTATTTTTTAGCAACATAGATATTGCACCAGCAGCTGGATCAGTTGGTTTAACTAATTCTAACGTAATTTATGATCCTGTCAAGGTCGGAAATCTAATTGCAGCCAATACTACTCCGAGTACAAGCACCAATACTGGTGCTTTAATTGTTCGTGGCGGAGCAGGTATTGCAGGAAATGTTTATACAGATCGAGTATATACAACTAACGGGGTATATTGGGCAGGAAACGGCCAAGCATTCACATCTACCACAATAGCAAATACAACTGAAATCGTTGCAAATATTAGCAGTGGTCAAAATGTAGGTTTAAATTTAACTGCTACAGGTGTAGTAGCTGGCAATTACGGTAGTGCTACCAGTATTCCTACCATTGTTGTTGATAGCAAAGGTCGCATAACCAGTGTCACATCAAATGTGGTCAGTACAACAATTACACTGGCAGGTGGGTCTGGTTCGGGCAGTGTAGCCGGTGGCGGAACATTGACAATTGATGGCACTAGCAATCAAATAACAACCGCAGTTAGTGGTAGTACAATAACGATTGCATTGGCGCAAAACATTACAGCACCAGGTAATGTAACTGTCACAGGTAATTTAGTTGTTCAAGGAAATACCACAACTCTAAACACAGAAACACTAACAATTGAAGACCTTAACATTACTGTGGCCAATGGTGCAATTAATGCTGCTGCTGCAGATGGTGCCGGCTTAACTGTCGGTGGTGCCAATGCTAGGTTTTTATACAAATCTGCAACTGATTCGTGGGTACTTGATCGAGGTGTATTTGCATCTGGCAACTTGGTTGCCAACTCCGGCACAGTCAGCAGTTCAGTAACCTCGGGCGCATTAGTGGTCACAGGTGGTGCAGGCATTGCGGGTAATTTAAATGTAGGATCAGGTACATCAGGCTATAAAGCAACTTTTGCAAGTCCTGGTGCTGGTACATCTGGTGTAATGTTTATTAATGCTTCATTAAACAGTAGCGGAAATGGTTTAGTAATCTCCTCTACTACTAGAACAGTGTCTGACAATTCTGTTCCATTGCTGCATATAATTGCAAGAGATGGTGCCGTAGCGTTATCAACTACAGTGCAAGGTAATACTGTAATTGGGTCAACTACCACATCAACATCTACAACAACAGGTGCATTAGTTGTAGCTGGTGGTGCGGGTATAGCAGGAAATGTTTATATTGGTGCCACTGCTGACCAAAGTATTTTTCTAACATCCTATCCAGAATGGTCTGCTAACGCAGTTAGACAAACAGCTCGTTGGACCACATCTACAACAACCCCAATTGGCAGCATTTTAGGGGATATGTGGTATGATTCAAGCACAGACATACTTTATGAATATATTAATGATGGAACTAACAGCATATGGGTTGATGTAAGTTCGGCATTTGGTAATAATTTCGTTACTTTAAGTGGAGTAACAGTTACAGCAACTGGTAATGCACAGGCAATATCTACTACCACAGGTGACCTGCGAGTTACTGGTGGTGTCAGCATTACTACTGGCAATTTGTATATTGGCGGTTCAGGCGGCAGAGCAATTGTAGCTACTGGAAACATTGTACCAAGTTCTAACTTATCTATACAAAATAATTTAGGGTCTGACACACTTTGGTGGAACAACTTTTATGGGGTATCAACACAGGCTAGATACGCCGACTTGGCAGAAAATTATTTGTCTGATTACAGGTACAGTTTTGGGACAGTGGTCAGTTTTGGTGGCGAACAAGAAATTACAATATCTACTATAACACATGATCCCCGAGTAGCAGGAGTAATTTCTCAAAATCCAGCACATTTAATGAATGGCGCATTAGTTGGCGATGATGTTTTACCACTGGCATTACAAGGTAGAGTTCCGTGTCGAGTGAAAGGACCTATAGCCAAAGGAGATTTACTAGTGTCAAGTGACATTCCAGGTACTGCTTGTAAATTAGATAAAAACAAATTTGAACACGGATGTCTGATAGGAAAAAGCTTGGACAATATTGATGACGACTCAATCAAAATCATTGAAGTAGTAGTAGGGAGAGACTAATGCCATTTCCATCTAGCCCAACAAATTTACAACAAGCAACAGTAAACAATGTAATTTATGTTTATAACAGTACAAAAGCAGCATGGAATAAATTATCAACAGTTAGTAGTACACTAACTGCTAATGCCATTGTATTAAACAGTAATACTCAAGCATTTTCGACTACCACCGGGGCAGTACAAGTAACTGGTGGTGTTGGTATTAACACTGGTAATTTGCATATTGGCGGCTCAGCTGGTGTGGCTATTGTTGCTACAGGTAATATTCTACCAAGTGCTAACTTAATCTCAACTAATAATTTAGGTTCAGATACTCGTTGGTGGAACAACTTTTATGGGGTATCAACACAGGCCAGATACGCCGACTTGGCAGAAAATTATCAAGCCGACAACAATTACGAACCAGGGACTGTTCTAATTTTTGGGGGTAGTCATGAAGTTACAATTTCAACATTATCTCATGATATCTCTGTAGCTGGAGTGGTTTCAACTAATCCTGCACATTTAATGAATAGTGCATTAAAAGGCAATAATGTTATACCTTTAGCATTACAAGGTAGAGTTCCCTGCCAGGTTCGCGGTCCAGTTAAAAAAGGTACATTATTAGTAACAAGCAATATAGCAGGTGTTGCAGAAGCCTGCAAAGATACGCTTTACAAACCTGGATGCGTAATTGGGAAAAGTCTTGCGGAAATTTTAGATAATTCAATACAATTAATTGAAATAGTAGTAGGCAGGGTATAAATGAAAACTATAAAAAAATTATTTAGAAATAGTTATACAGGCGAAGACATCTATGCATCTGCCAGTTATCAGGACGGTGTTTGGGAATACACAAAAGAATTCGTTCCTCGCACATTGAATTATCAAGGGTTTGGTAAAACAGCGGTCATAATTGGAAATGGCATCAGTAGATTAGATTTTAACTTAAAAGAATTCAAAAAACAAAATGTGGTACGCAGAATCCAAACTTACGGTTGCAATGCCATGTACAGAGATTTTGAACCAGATTTTTTAGTTTGCACCAGACCTGACGTTATAAAAGAAGTTGTTCAAAAAAGATATAGTGCAACCAACGTTGTGTACGCCACTGGTGCAGCTATACTAAATTATCCGGGATCTTTTCATTTAATACCACAAGATCCAGGTTGGAATTCAGGATCATTGGCTGCATATTTGGCCTGTTTTGATGGTTATCACAAAGTTGTATTGATTGGATTTGATGGCAATGATACTAAAGGGTCAATCAATAATGTGTATGCTGACTCGCGCGGGTACACAGACTTGGTAGGACAAAATGATCAATTTATGGCTACGTCAATGGGTCATGTATTTAAAACTTATCCCTTGGTTGATTTCGTTTTGGTCAATTCGACTGGCAGAGGATATATGCCTGCTTCTTGGTACGGACACACAAATTTACGTAGAATCAGTTTCCGTGATTTGGTTTTAGAGTGCGATCTCTAAAGCTTGTTCAAAAGTTTTTATCTTATTGATCACTGCTTCAAAATTAAAAGTACGCCACACTCCAGGATGTAAAGGTTTTGGATGATCGGCAATGCTGGTCCAAGCATATCCTCTATGTTCATCGTTCAGCTTAGGAGTAAACTCTTGCTCCACAGTGATTAGATACGTGTGATATTCAAAATTGCCTTGATCACTGGTAAATTTTTCAAGCGGTACAATCTGCTTGAAAGATTCAAGTTCAATTTCTTCTGCTATTTCTCTGTGCAATGCGTCTACAGGACTTTCGCCGGGTTCAACTCCGCCGCCCACAAGACCCCAAGAACCAGCATGTCGTTTTTGATTTCTTAATAAAAAAAGATATCTTTTGGTTTTGATACTGTAAATTAATGCACCACAACCTATATGATAAGACTCCACTCACCACCTCGATAAACACCTTCTACTGCTTTGACCCATTCCTCGCCAGTCCAGCGATATTGAACTCCAGTCAAGGTATTTGTTACATACTCTGTTGATGTCTCATTTGCACTGTCAAATACCACTTGCCACGCACTACCAGTGTATTGGATTATGTCATTGGCATTTGCTACCAGATCATCCCACACAATGCTGCCTTCTGTATTACCAGCACTTCCAATGCTATCAGTCAACAAGCTGTATCTTCAAACACTTCAAACAACAGTATGTAAGGATCTGTTGGATGATAGGCAATAGTACCTATCAACTCTGTGCCAGTTGGCAAGCTCAATCTTATTTCTGTACTGCCAGTTATAAGTGTTCCGTACACTTCGATCAACGATTTCCATGTGACCGGTGGCGCAACTTGTATAATGTTATCATCAGCATCAACCACTTCTTGTCGCTTCAACAGTTGAAGTTGATTGCCGGCATAAAATACTCCGTAATCCATTGGGGTAATATATCTACGTGAGATAAGATTGAGCAGCAAGGTATCTTCGCTTAATGCGCCATCCTCATCATACACACTGCCAACGAACTTTTGAATAACACCCAGGCGTTTGACCTTGGCAGGTGCGCTGATCCATATGGGCATGGTAAATGTCAATGTTGCAATGTCAATTGGTTCTTCAGCCGCAGCAGGTACTGTTCTTGATGTCCACAGCACATTTGTTAACTCAACGTAACTTAGACTGGTCCAATCAATGTAATTGTCTGTGCTTTGAATTTCTAAACTGGGATTGAATAACACAGCCAATTGTTCAATCAACTGCATTTTTTGTTCGGTGTTGCTGGTCCATATGTCCAATTTGACTTCCAAATTGTAAGGAACCGGCATCAACCTTTCAATAGTGTAGCTATCACCTTGCTGAGTGCCATAAAGGCCAGTTTCAGCATCATAGGCCCTTTCACGAATACTCATTTTACTCACAAACGACGGCTCTTGCATACGATCCTGTTGGTAAGTAAAACCGCTGATATAGGCACTCATGGCCGGCACCGCGTTCAAGGTATTTTCACTATTGCCCCGCAATATAGTAGCACCTTGACGGCTTGGATCACCATAATACACAGGTACTCTTTGTAAAGTTCTCGTGCCGTCACGATCCTTGCCAAATTCAACTTCAAAGTTGCTGACAATTCGCATGAACTGCACTAAAAATCTGCGTATCTGTCCATCATAAAAATATTGCTGCGCCATTAGTTGTCTGCCTTGGGTCTGAGAGCCTGGCTCAGGCTTTGTCGTTCATTTACTTCACCAGTGTTGTTTGTAAATGTGTTTGTGTTATTTACAAAGCTGCTACGTAAGGTTTGATTATTTGGTCCTGGTGTGAGTGTGGTTCTCACATCGTCTTCAATCTTGACCCATCTACGACCATCCCATCTAAACAATCTATTGGGCAAGTAATCAGTTCTCAGCGCAAAGTCGCCAATTAATGGATTAGTAGGAAACGCAATACCTGAATAAACTGGTAAGCCATTGGGAGCTTTACCGTCGCCGGTCAAGTACCCTTCTACAGTTCGATTAGGACTTTGTATACCAGAATCTGCATCCACTGTTACATTGTCACCGGTAATAGTACCATTGTCCGCGCTAACGCCTGTAGGGTCACCAGGATATTGGTCATGATCAATTGTGGGTTTAACATAAATGTGCTCAACATTGTAGCCGCTATATGGCACATTGGTTTCTGCTTCACGCAAAATTGCATCATTGATTTCGATGTATTTGTTGATAATGCTTGATACAGATCCTAGGGTTACGTTACCTGCATTACCTGTAAATGGATCTGTATCAACTTTGATCTGATTGAGAATATCTTTGTATTCTTGACTGT